GCACATGACCTGGCATGTTGGTTTTGCCTTCTTTGATTTCCTTGTTGCCGTACATGGTCAAGTTGTTGACACGCTTGGGCGAACCTTTTTCCCAGCCCGGACGTTCCTTAAACAACATCTTGAATTCTCGTATCTTCTCTACAATGGGATCCTTGTCAACACCGTTGAGAACATCGTCGAGAATGTCGCTTAGGAATTCTTGAATCACTTTGGGTGTATCGCTGCGCTTGAGATCCAAGCCCATGGCCTTGACTTTGCCGGGTTTGCCGCCCACGTCATAGCGTTTGCCATCCTTGTCATAGAACAACACAGCATAACGCTTCTTGGTAATAAACAAACCTTTGTCAGCCACAATCTCTCGACCGCCGCGGATAATGGCACCCATTTCTCTAGGACAATGGAAAGCCTGTTCCATAAAGCCAGGAAAGCTCAAGTTGACTTGTTCAGCAATGCTGTCATAGAGTGCAATCACAGTGTTTCTATTCCAAGTCATACGCCCTTCGTCGATCTCTTTCTTTAACACAGGATATGCAGTAAAGTAACAGCTATCTGTGTCGCCGTAAATGATTGCATCACCTACATGGTCGTATTTGCCAGTAATGCATTCGTTAACATGAGCATCCATGTGTTTGGCAATGGTACGCCCGGTAAGAGTAGTTGATTGCCCGATGCGCTTATCAAAGAATCTACAACCAGGATTCAAAATAGCACCATACAAACTGTTCAAGTTAATCTTCTTGACCAACTGACGTTTGTCCCAGTATTCTTCTTGTTCACGGTTGCCTTCTTCTTTGACCCGAGTCAGTGTGGCTTGCATTTCTTTACGTTCGGCATACCAACGTGCCAACAGGCCAGGGATGATGCCTTCCTTATCATAGGTAAAGATAGTGCCATTGGCACTCATGATCCAGGGCTTGTTGCTGTTGAATATGATGGGCCAAAATTCAGCTGCTGACATTGTTGTACTGGTACCATCCTGCCAGTCTACTGTTAATTCAAAGCCGCGATTTTGCTCCATTACAGCGGTATACTCTAAGGTGGCGAATAGACCTTCCCAGGCCTGTGCAAACTTGCCGCCATTACGGGCCATGCGTTCAACAATTAGCGCATCAGTTGCTGTGGGACGCAGTTGCCCCACAATGGTTTCTGGGCCCATGTTGAGCGCACGAATGGCTGATGGATACAGGCTGTTGATGTCAATGGAACCGATGTCTTGATGCAGTCCCTTCTTGGGATAAGCAACATACGCACCAGCTGCCTGTGTGTTGTCATCGTCGTAGCTTTTGCGATTAGGCACAACCATACCACGAGCATGTGCTTCGTTAATGATGGCCTGCTCAGTCACCGCCACAGCACCTGTTGTGGTTGGCAATAGCACAGTGTTTTCATGTGCAATAGTGTTGGCTAGATCTAAGAACTTCAGCTTCTTGTCAATCTTGTTGACCAGCACAACGTCTTGTCTATTGTACTCGATAAAAGTGCGAAAGTTTTGATTGTACAATTGATCCAAGGTGCCTTCATAAGTGGTCTTGGAACCCAGTTCTTCGTACTCACCAATGGCATCCAAACTGTAGCTGTGACGTTCTTCGTATGTGTACTTGCGATACAGTTGCATATAGTCCATATGCACACGACCCACTAGGTCAAACGTGAGACTCTCTTTACCAAAGCGTTCAAATGTACGTGCCTTGGGCAGTTGTCCCCAAAGACAAAAACGTCTTGTATCATCCTTGCTCAATACCTGGGTCACACGATTTACAGTGTAAGGTATATCATAGCCTTCTGAGTTCCACCCTGACAACACATCTGCATCATCAATTAGATCCAAAAAGGTGTTCAACAAGTCTGCTTCTTTCTCAAACATGAATGTGTTGTCGAACTCAGCAGCAATCTCATTGGCAGTGGCCATACTCATGCTCTTGGGAGGAATAGCCAAGGTGACCAGTTGGTCCAACCAATCCAAGTAAACAGTGATTGCTGTGATTTTGTTGAAGGCTTCTTCGGTACTGGAGAATCCACGCACAGGATCAAAATCTGTTTCAATGTCAAAGAAAGCAGTGTGTAACTTGGGTGCATCAGCACCTAGAAAGTTTTCTGCCAGGCAACGGAACACCGGATTGATATCGCTTTCAAACAGGTTCTTTCCAGTATGCATACGCATTTCTTTACGGAACTCTTTGTTGTTGCGACTGGAGAATCTCGACACAGGTGTGTCAAAAATGCTGCGGAACTTACCGCGAGGATCTTCGTAATAGAAGATGTAATTGGCTGGATATTCTTGATACTTGCGAACGCCGTTGATGCGTTCGACTATGTGGATTCGATCTTTGTCTCGATCGAACAGTGCATCTACATAACTCAAATTGCTTCTCCCAGTGACTTATGGCTCACCTGACCGTGTACTTGCCCGTAGAGTGGGCGACGCTTACAGAGTCACTAATCTAATCAGTGCTGCTGTATCAATACTTAGTAGCAAAATATAATTGCCCAACATTCCAAAGCTCTTGCGACTCCAAGCTGCCCAGGCAAACACGCCGCATTGAGCAATGAACATGGGATACAGCAACAAGAACGGAGGGTGTGGTAGTGTCAAGGCCATTATTACACTACACGCAATACTGGTTATCCAAGCTGTGACTTCCAGCATGAATCGAACAGGATATTCGCGAAAGTCCTTTTGGATCCATGCATAGACATCACTGGCAATCCCAGATAACCGATCCATTACAGAGTTTTTCCTACTGTGGTCAAGATTGTTTCCAACAGTTCGTGATCCTGTTGCTCTTTACCAAATTCTGCTTTGTGTGCCAATCGAATGGCTTTCTTGAGAATGTTGGGCTTGATATTCATTTCTTCGGCAATGGCCTTAATGGTGTCTGAGAGACCAGCATTGAGTGTTTCAACTTCGTGCATGACCTGCATGCCTTCGTTGACGATGGCAGTGAGTTTGGCTTTTTGTTCAGAACTGAAAGTGGGTGCGTCCATGATATCTCCTTTATAGAGCTATTATATACGCTGTATCAGCACAAGTCAATAATTTAATAGAGATGTTTTACCAGAAACGAACTATGTACAGTACCCATACAACATAAATCAGTACTGATGCAATTGCTAGTTTTCCCATGTGTTTAACCAGATAAAAGCGGTACCAGTTTAAAGTAAAGGGTAGCGAGTCTTTTACTTTTGGTCGGTCCCCCACCAGACGCCTTAGGCACAGTAAACTGTGACGGTCCTAAGGGTATTCTGTTCTAATCCAACTGTTGAAATTTTTTAATCAGGTCTCGAGGATTTATTCCAAAAACTAATTTTATCTGACTACCGGTGTATAGGTAAGCAGCAATTTCTTCTTCAACATGATTTTTATAATCTAACTTGGTACGTAAAATCTTTTCAATAGTTTTAACAGCAGGGTCAGTTGCATTATCTTTCAAAAGTTTGTCAGCAGCCGATCGAAATTCAGCATCTAAATAATATTTGGCATGAAACATTTCGTGTTTCTCTGTGTCTGAATCTGTGCTACCTACACCAATTATACAGAACTTGGTCAAGCCTTTAGTGGCTTGTTTTACCACATTCACCATGACTTGTTCTGCTTTTGATAATGGGCGGGCTGATTTAGACCAGTCACGAAATGCGCGATCTGTAATATTAAATCCGTCCCAGAACTTTAAATAATCTACATTGCCTTGGCGGTCGACCCACTGGTCTAAAAAATCCGGCAAGCTGACTTGTTTACTACGTCCAGTGCGGCCACTTTCGTAATATTCTGCCAATCGAAAAAAACTTCTTGTCAAGTCTGGAATAGTTTTGTATTTTAACACAACACACCCTGGTATAGGATGACTGACCTTGATGTCTTGAGCTGCAATCTCAGGTTGTTTTTTTGTGTCAAAATAATTCTTGACAGTTTGTTTTGTCCAACGTTCGGTAAGGAATTCTTGTGCTCGCATTACTTTCCTGCTGCCTGTAATGCAGCACCTTTGTTGAAGCTGGAACTACGACTCATGGGCACTAGACCCTTACGCTTGCTCCAAGCATAACCTGCGCGATGTCCAGAACAATCCTTGGTACATTGACTGCCTAAGAAGTTGAGTTCGTCAACTTTCTTTCTTGGACCACGTTGAACAAATTCTTTAGCTCTCATCTTGCACCCCCAAACCAATGCTTGAACCAAGCTTCTGTACCAGGTTTGATATTTTGTTCACGTGCTTCTTGACCTTTAGTACTACCTGCTACTGCATGTTGTGATAATGAATTGTATTTGGCTAATGCAGCACTTGATCCGATGCCGCCCATCATAGCAGCAGGTTTAAGGTCATGTATGGGATCGTCTGGACTGAGAACACAATCATCTGTTGTATCTTCTTGTCGGAAGCTGTTGGCGGTTATGCGGTATTCTCTAGTCATACCGGTGAGTAAGGGTTGCGCTTCCAGTCGCTATCTTGTGGCAAATTGGGATACACTGGATAGTCCATTATCTACAGACCCTGACATTGCGATTCACACGATACTGTGGATCCCAACGCTGCACCCAATAACACTGGGGTCTCGGTGGAGATGGTCGATAATAAACTGGGGGAGGAATGTACACTGGACGCGGTTGAACATACACCGGAACAGGCTGTACATAGTAGGGATCTGTAACTACACAACCCGACAAGGCTGCGGTTGTTGCAAGTGCGATCAATATAGCTTTCATTATATTCCTTTATATCCAGCAAGATGCTTTAATTTATCAAGTTCTTGCTGGAGTCGATCGATTTGTTGCTCTTCGGAATCGTTTTCTTGGTCTAATCTTGCTATGTCTTCTTGCTCAGAATCATTTTCTTGATCCAAGCGACCGATGTCTTGACGATCCCGACGTTGGCTTTTGAAGTAATCTAATGCCATTGCTGATCCTAGATCTTTTGCTTGTGGATAACGAGCACGAATTTGTTTTTGTAAAAAATCTGTTTCTAAGTCTTTTTCTTCGTTTTGTTTTTTATTTGGTACGTTTCGTGCTGCACCCGAGCGTTCGGGATCAGTATCTTTGTCACGTTTGCGACGCACCGCTGTGGCTATGGCACTCTTGCCGCCTGATGCACGTAGGCTGGCAGCACGACTCTTGCTGAGACATTTGGGTTTGCCTTCACCGGGCTTGCGATCTCCGCATTTGCCAATTCGTTCGCCCTTGGTGTTGTATCTGTCCCAGCCACCGCCACCGGCACCACCGCCTTTGCCCTTGCCAAACCAGTCACGAAGATCCTCATCGAGATCTTCGTTCTTTTTACGGCCAGCACAGTGTGCCTTTTGTGAGAATCCTTTGGGGTTGGCACAATTGATTGAGCTCTTGTACTTGCGGCTCCATTTCTCAGAGATGAATTCTGCAGCTCTCATTTTTTGCTCTTGTTGCCCCAGTTGGCAGCACCTACTTTTCTGCAACGAACTAACGCACCGGATGCATAAGCTGATGGCCAAATCTTGTAACGACTTTTGACTTTGTGATAACAGGCATCTTGTTTTTCCGTGATCAGCTCTTCTGAGACCATTTCACCACCACACCCTGGACATTCCCCACGATTGACATAAGTTTCTAGACTTTCGTTTTTATTTTTTACGCAGTTTGGATAGCGTTTTCCAAACATGGTTTTCATGCCTTCTTTGTGATAACCTTTCCAGCAGGCTTCGACAATTTCTCTGAATCTCATTATGCTTCTTCCACATAGTCAGCATTCAACGTCTGTGAGCGACGTCGAGCACAGTACATTTCGCAGGCCATCACAGCTTCATCCAAGTTGGCAAACTTAGTAGCAGCCGGCTTGTTCTTAATGCTAATTCTAAATCCGTCATCTTCGTTGCCGTGTATTTGTATTTCGTGTCCGTCGTCTGTGGTAACGGTTTTTACTGGAGGACCCATTTGATTTCCAGCAGGTTTAGCTGCTAACTTGTCAACAAGATCCGGATCTTTTTTGATTTCTTTAGAAATATCGCTCAAGTAATCACCCAAGCGGGCTTTTAGTTTAGAGATGATGTCTTCTTTGGTGACATCTTCCTTAACCATCCAATTTTGCGGCGGAGTTTTTGTCACATAACTGCTGATAGTTTTGCCGTTCTGGCCAACCCACACACGATATTCACCTTGAGCATTTGGTCCAGTTACATCAGAAATACGACGTTGACTGTCTCTTTTGACTTGTCCATCAGGTGTTGTTGTTTTGGTGAGATTAGTATTGGATTTTATATGACTATCATAACCTGCTGTGCCCCAACTAGGATTATCTACTCGTTGATCATAATGACCATAATCACCGTGATCGTGGGCAGCCGCTGCTCCACCGCCCAATGCAGCAGCACCTGCTAACGCAGCGCCTGCTAATTTACTTTTCCAACCTTCTTCTACCTCATCTTCTTTGACATTTAATTTACTCAGGTCCTTGGGAACAAACGTGCCCTTGGGTTCTGTGGTGGGTAGCTTATATCCTTTGGGTAAGTTTTGTAACACTTCCTTAGGAGTAACACCAGCCATATTCATTGCCATCTGAATAATTCTGTAGGGATTGTCCCACTGCTCTATGTTTTTAATATTTTGTAGCATCTCTGCGTGTTGTTGCTGTGGGGTCGCCTGATGCTGTGCTAGGGCACTGGGGTTGTGAGTATATCTGGGATCGGTTAGCTTGGCAGTAGTGTCAGCATGCATTTTGGCAAATCTTTGCTGAGCCACTGGGTTTATTAGACTTTGAACCACTGCGGCATTAGTTGTATCCGCTGGAGCAGTCTGTGCCTGAGCGCCGCCGCCAAATGCAGCAGCACCTGCTAATGCAGCACCGGCCAACTTGCTTTTCCAACCTTCTTCGACGTCACTTTCCACAGCAACAACAGGTTTGCCTTGCGGCTTTGATCCACGGCCGGTACGACTTGCTCTTGTACCATCACCGCCGCCACCGATGTGCTTACTACCAAGACTTAGTCCTGGATTGCGTGGACCACGGTTGGGTTTGACCTGTGTGATCTTGCCACCACGTGCTAAGAAATCCGCTACATCATCTTCTGCCACAGCAGGCTTCTGATAACGAACTACTGCTTTGGTAGCACCAACTTCATCTTTACCAATCTTGGGTTCGAGCTTCTTATCAATCCAGCGTCCTGCTGCATTGCCAGCAGCTGAACCTGCTGCTGTTCCTGCTACGTATCCAGTTTTCTTGCCTTTAGTAAGTGCCATGCCACCAACCCCGCCTACTATGCCACCGAGTACTTCTCCGGCCTGAGCAAAATTGGTCTCTGTTACACCTTTCTTGTTCTGGCCACGTGCAGCTATACGTTTACCCAAGGCTGCCAACTGTTCTTTTGACCACTTCTCGCCTTTATGGCGTTCAGCCATTTTTGCTAATGCAGCTTGTACAGCAGGTGTGTCTAGTTCGTTGCGTTCTTCCGCTACACCTGATTCGTCGATACCATCATCTCGAACAGCACCTTCGCCGTCGGCGTCATATGCAACCATTTCTATTCTGGGCCATACACCAGCAGGTGCATACATGACACCTGATGTTTCATCGTGATCAATTACATCACCAAATCGTTTCATCACAGCCGTATAAGCTGCTTCTGTGTTGACAGAGAAACCAACTGTGTCACGATCATCAACACC